CCTGGTGAACGGCAGCGGGCCGGTCAGCATGACCGACAACGGCGAGCAGTTGGTCATCGCTTGCAACCCGGATGCTTTCATCTACAACGCCACGACGGGCGTGTTTGGGCAACTGACGGACCCGGATTTTCCGGGCGCTGTGACAGTCGGGTATCTGGACGGGTACTTTGTTTTCAACGAGCCGGGAAGCCAGCGGTTTTGGGTGACTGCGCTCAACGATGGCACGCAGATTGATCCGCTGGACTTTGCGTCTGCCGAGGGCAACCCGGACGGGATTGTTGCGCTGATCGTTGACCATCGGGAGGTGTGGCTCTTTGGCAGCAACACGACCGAGGTCTGGTACAACGCCGGCCTGCCTGACTTCCCGCTTGCGCGGATTCAGGGCGCGTTCATGGAAATTGGCTGTCTGGCCCCGTACAGCGTGGCCAAGATGGACAACTCGGTTTTCTGGCTGGGGTCCGATGCTCGCGGCAATGGGATCGTGTACCGGGCCGAGGGCTATCGCGGCAAGAGGATCAGCACGCACGCTGTCGAATGGCAGATTCAGCAGTATGGGGTGCTGAACGATGCGCTGGCCTATACCTACCAGCAGGACGGGCACAGTTTCTATGTGCTGGTCTTCCCTGGGGCGAATACGACCTGGGTGTACGACGCCAGCACGGCCATGTGGCATGAGCGTGCTGCCTGGGATGGCGTGCGGTACTTGCGCCATCGTGGCAACTGTCAGGCCAACTTCAACAATCAGATCCTGATTGGCGATGCGTACTACGGGGCGATCTTTGAGTTCGACCCCAACACCTACAACGACTGCGGGCAGACGCAACGTTGGCTCAGGTCATGGCGGGCGATCCCTCCGAACCAGAACAACCTGAAGCGCACGGCGCATCACTCGCTTCAGATTGACTGCGAGACGGGCGTCAATGTGGCTCAGTTGGCATACCAGCTAAATGCCGCAACGATTGCCACGGGGATCACCCAAGCGATTGCCACGCAGCAACCTGGCTTTGCGATCTTCTCTGAGCAGTTCGATGGCCGGCAGTTGGGCGACATCGATGGCGATGGCGTGCTCACGACGGCCGATGTAGATGCGATCACGGCGTATGGTGATGGCACGCTGACCAACCCGACGCAGCGTCTGTACATCGAGGGCCGCATCTTCTACGAGATGGTCAAGAACCCTGCGAAGTACGCGCAGTACCTTGACTACAACTACCTCAACGTCAGCATCTTCACCTCGCTGCTTCTGACGGAAGGCGGGGACACGCTGATTACGGAGGATGGCGATTTCCTTGAGGCTACGCTGGCTGCGGCGCTTTCGACCAACACGCTGATGATGCTGCGGTGGTCGGATGATGGTGGCCACACTTGGAGCAATGAGCATTCTGCGTCCTTGGGCAGCGGCGGGGACTACGGCAAGCGGGTGCTGTGGCGCCGCCTTGGCATGACGACCAAGCTGCGAGATCGGGTGTACGAAATCAGCGGCAGCGACCCGGTAGAGATCAGCATTCTGGGCGCGGAGCTTGTTGCTTCGGCCACGCGGGCCTGAGATGCAGACCTATCCGCGAGTCCCTGCCAACCGAGATCTGCTGGTTGATGAGGCTGCGATCACCACGCGGGCGTGGTTCCGATTCTTTTCGGGCCTGCCTGCTTCCGTTCAGGAGGCTAGCTTTGAGACTTTTGCTCGGGTGCAGAACTCAACGGGATCGACCATCGCCAAAGGGACGGCGGTTGGGTTTATTGGCGTAGGGGCCAACGACTACCTGTCGATTGCGCCGTATCTGGCCAATGGGGCCACGCCCTCGCTCTACATCCTTGGGATTCTGGACGAGACGCTGAACGATAGTGGCTCGACGGGCGCGTGCTGCGTCTGGGGCACGGTCAGAGGCATCAACACCAACGCATTCAATGTCGGGGATGTGCTGTATGTGAGCGATACGGTTGCCGGCGCTCTGACCAACGTCAAGCCGACTGCGCCCAGCAACGTAATCCCCATTGCTGCGGTGCTGGTCAAGGACGCGACGAACGGTGTGATTTTCGTGCGTCCGACGATTGAGCAGCAGAAGTATTACGGCGAGTTCATCAAGACGACGGACCAGACGCCTGCTGTCATCAACACCGAGTATCTGCTGACCTTTGACTCCACCCAAGTTGCCAACGGGGTGAGCATTGGCTCGCCGGCATCGAGGATAGTGGTGGCACAGTCGGGTCTGTATCAGTTCAACGCGAACATCCAAGTGACCAGCACCAGTGCGTCGGCCAAGAACGTCTGGCTGTGGTTCAAGCGCAATGGCGCTTCAATTGCCAATACGGCAAGGATTGTGACTTCGAATGTCAACAACGGGTATGTGCCTCTTGCGTTGATTGATGAGTTCTCGCTTGCTGCCAACGACTACATCGAACTTGCCTTTGCTGCTGACAGCACAAACGTGACCGTGGACAATGTGGCTGCGACGGCATTTGCGCCGGATGCTCCTGCGGCGGTGCTTTCGGTGACGCAGGTTCAACAGTGAGGTCCGAATGAGCGTCTCTCTTTCTCTGTACGCTGGCGCTGGAGCGCAGTTCTTCGATAACAACGGTGTGCCGCTGTCCGGGGGGCTGGTGTACACCTATGCGGCCGGCACGACCACACCTGTGTCCACGTTCACCAGCGCATCCGGACTGGTGCTGAACGCCAACCCGATTGTGCTAAACAGCGCGGGCCGCACGCCTGCGCAAATTTGGCTGACTCCGGGCAACTCGTACAAGTTCGTGCTCCAGACTTCGGTCGGAGTTACGATCCGGACCGACGACGACATTTTTGCGTCGTTTGAGCTTGCCAAGCAGGTCGATGTTGCGGTTGGCAACGGCCTGGGCGGACTGGCGACCAACATTGCCGTGGGCGACACCTCGCTGGACTCCAACACCAGCGGGAGCAACAACACGGCGGTTGGCTACAACGCGCTGACCGCAAACACCGATGGTTTCCAAAACACGGCGGTGGGTTCTGAGTCGCTGGATGCAAACACGACGGGCGACTACAACACGGCGGTTGGATTCCAGGCGCTGACGGCAGCGGCGACGGCCAACTACAACGTGGCGGTGGGCTATCGGGCGCTGAATGCTGCGACCAGTTCCGAAAACACGGCGATCGGTGGGGATGCGCTGCTGCTGGTTTCGACTGGCATAGGCAACGTAGCCATTGGCTACCAGGCCGGCAACTCGATCACCACGGGGTCGAACAACATTGTGATCGGGGACGATGCTGATGCGTCGTCGGCAACGGTCAGCGATGAGATCACGCTGGGGACCACGGCCCACCGTGTTGTACGCATCCCAGGTGTTACAGTAGTAGCAAGCCTGCCTTCTGCTGCTTCGGTTGGTGCTGGTGCTAGAGCGACGGTGACGAACGCGACGGCAACGACCTTTCACAGCATTGTGGCCGGCGGTGGGGCAAACGTAGTGCCTGTGTTCAGCGATGGCACCAACTGGCGCATTGGGTGAGGTAGATCATGGCGCAGCAATACACAGCCCAGCAGATTGCGGATGCCTATCGTGACACGGTAGGTGCCGGCACGATGACCGAGGCGCAGTTTGTGCAGGCGGCTGCGAACCTTGGGATTTCCCAAGGTCAGTTGCTTGCGGGGGCTCAGACGCTTACCGGGGTTGCCCCTGACATTACTGCGCTGCCGCAGCAGGAGGTGGTGAACTACCTGCGGGCAAGTTCGCCCACTCGCATCAATGTGACTGGCGCGGAGAACCAAAGCGAAGGCGGCGGGATGGTGTACACCGCGCCGGGTGGCCTTCCTGGTGGCGGAAATATGCTGCGCCCGACGTATCGTCCTGGCAGCGGCGAAGGCGCGGTGGATACGCTGACGGGCTTCACGCGCCCGCTCACGCCTGAGTTTGATCCATCGTTTGCCGGCGGGCAGTTTGGCAACTACGTTGGCGTCTACGACCCGCAGGGCAATCTGGTGGACATCAGGTTCCAGCAGCAGGAGCGGCATGGGGGGTTTATTGGCGAGAATCAGGAACTTCTTGCCAACCTTGCCCTTGGCTCAATGGGAGCGTTCAATATTCCGGGGTTGTCAGGGGCGCTAGGCGGCGGCGCCTTGGGGAACATCGGCGCAGGCGCCATAACGGGTGGCTTCATGGGCGGGGCCAGCGCGGCAGTCAGCGACGAAGACATCCTTCGCGGGGCCGCTCGGGGCGCCTTCTCGGGCGGCGTTGGCGCTGCGGGCAGAGAATTCATTGGCAATTTTCTTGGCCGCAACACAGGCGGGATTGACTCTGAGATTTTCCCGAGGGTTGAAACGTACAACAATCCGTTTGGCGGCGGGATTGACGACGAAATTTTCTCGCGTGTTCAGCGAGATGGTTCGCTTCTCAATAACACGCGCTTTGATTTGATTGACGAAGATCCGACCGGAACTGGCGGGCTTCGTAATGACACGCGCTTTGATCTGATCGACGAAGACCCGACTGGCACCGGGCGAAACACAAATCTTCGTGACGACACGCGCTTTGATTTGATCGACGAAGATCCGACTGGGCAAAACACAAATTTTCGTGACGATGTAGGTCCACCTCGACCTCGTGTAGTCCCTCCCACCGGCCCGCGTTTTGACGAAATCGACGAAGACCCAACTGGGACAATCACTCTTCGTGACGATGTAGGCCCACCCCGAGTGTTTACTCCGCCCGGCAACAACAATCGAGGCGGCAACCAAGGTGGTCTTGGAAACCTTGGTGGTCTTGGAAACCTTGGTGGCCTTGGCATTGGCGACCTCCTTGGCCTGCTTGGCACCGCCTACGGTGGCCGGGAAGCGGCGGAGGCTTCGCGTGAAGCAGCGCAGATTCAGGCTCAACTTGGTCGTGAGGGTCTTGCGCTTCAGCGCGAGATGTTTGAGCGCCAGATTGGCCTGCAAGAGCCCTTCCGCCAGGCCGGCATGGGCGCTCAGAACCGCCTGCTGGATCTGCTGGGCATTGGCTACAGCCCGGAGCAACTTGCCACCCTCTACCGTGACCGCGTTGGATCGGGCGGGGCTACAGAGGCGCAGTTCGTCAATTGGGCTCGCAGCCAAGGTGTGTCTGATGCCCGCCTGAACGAAGCGCGGGACATGGTTCTGGGGCGCACGCCTGATGCGCTGATGCGGGCTTACCGGGAGCGAGTCGTCCCCGGTGGCATGAGCGAGGCCGAGTTCGTCAACTGGGCCAAAAGTCAGGGCTACTCTGACTCGATCATGGGTCAGGCTCGCAATATGCTGCTGGGCCGGCCTGTTGGCGGTTCGATCATGTCCGAGTTTGGCTCGGCCGCTCGCCCGTTCTCGATGGAAGCTTTCCAGCAGGATCCGGGCTACTCGTTCCGTCTTGGCGAAGGGCTGAAGGCGCTGGAACGTAGTGCGGCAGCGCGAGGCGGTCTGCTGTCTGGCGGCACCGGCAAGGCGCTGCAACGCTATGGCCAAGACATGGCATCGCAGGAGTACGGCAATGCCTTCAATCGCTTCTACACGGAACGCCAGAACCTGCTGAACCCGCTGCTGTCGCTCTCGGGTCGCGGGCAGACTGCGTCTAGCGAGCTTGGCCAGCAGGCCGGTCAGTTTGGCCAAGCGGGGGCTAACCAGCTTGGTCAGATTGGCAACGTGATGGCCGCTGGAACGGTTGGCTCGACCAATGCGATCAATCAGGCGATTGGTCAGGGTGTGAGCATCTACAACAATGCCCAAAATCGTAATATGCTTGGGCAACTTTACGGGATGCGCTGATCATGCCGCTTGATCCTAGCATTGCGATGGGGGCGCGTCTGCCGCAGATTTCGGTGCTTCCCGACTCGCCGGTCAATGCAATGGCGCGGGTCGAAGAGGTGCGCGGCGCTCAGATGGCCAACCAGTTGCGGGCCATGCAGATGCAGCAGGCGCAACGGGAGGAGCAGCAGAACGAGCTTGCCAACCGCCTGTATGCCGAATCCATCGGCGAGGGCGGCGAGATTGACTACGGCAAGCTCATGCAGGGCATGGCGCTGCGCGGCATGGGCTCGCGCATCCCTGGCGTGCTGGAGCAGCGTGCAAAAACGCAGTCTCGGGCGTCTGAAAGGCAACTGCGTGAGGAGCAGATTCGCAACCAGCAAATAGATGCTGCTCTTAAAATTCTGAGAGGAGCAAATCGTGAAAATTATTCACGGATGCGTGCGTTTGGTATTGAGCGCGCGCCTGGCCTTGCCGATGTGCTGCCTGAAGAGTACGACGAACCGTATATAAATGCGCTGGCAAATCGAATTGCCAGTGAAAAAAAACGATATGTGGTCGGCGGTAGCCTTGTTTCGGAAACAGGTGAAGAACTGTATAGAGCGCCACCGCCGCCTGAGCGGCCTCCTGCGCCTGAAGCCAAAACGCCAACACAGAGAGAATACGAAACGGCTGTTAGTCAAGGGTAC